CCAAAATATTATAAAGAATTACGTAAGCTGCGTAATAAACTGGATCAGGCCATTAGCGAGCCAAGCGCGACGGCGCAAGTGGAGCGTGCGCTTGATCCGGGCCCCAAGCAGCAAGCGACAAGCTACAAGCTTCCTGGTCCAAGACCAATCTCAAATGCAAACAAAGGTTTAATTCACAAGCAGCAAGCTACAAGCAACAAGCCTCAAGCTCCAAGCTCGGAGAAGAATAGGCCACAAGCCTCAAGCCCCAAGCAGCAAGCCTGAAGCTTCAAGCCACAAGCTTCAAGCTCCATGATTCTTGAACCACGGAAAAGTTTCACGGTACCCGGACCGAGGGCCTGGACCATGATAAACGTGTTGTGTGGATGCTTCACGTGGAAGCTAATTTGATGTGGTGAGAATCGTATTTTATTCCCCTTACAGACCTTTAATTCTACAGTGAAAAAGTGCCCAGAATTATTATAGCCCAATAGATCGGGAGTACCAAGTAAGCTATTATTTTCCAGTCTAATCCACGATATTTGTGGAATAGATTTCTTAATCTTTTCATAAAATTTACGCTCTGGTTTCAAGGGAACGTTTGTGTTTGTTAGTAGTCGTCTGCAAGCTTATCAGGCAAGATAAGTGAAGATGCTTTTTGAGTTTTTAATACCAGTCTATGAGCTGTATGTCCAGGAAAACCTATAATTGGTTGTGTATTTTCATGAACTTCCATACGTCTAATTGCATGTAGTTTACCATTCATCTCTACATAGATGACAGCGTTCTTTACTGCATCTGACCCCTCTGTAAACGAACTTAGGAATTGTTGTAAATCTTGTACTCTCATTTTTTCTCCGATAAATCTGATATGATTTGTTTCATACCTAAAATTAAATTATCTTTTTTAATTATTTCACTTTCTAGTTTTTTTACTTCCCATTTTAATTTTTTAGTATCACCCATTAATTCTTCATAGGTTCTAACTTTTAATTGTAACTGCTCTATTTGACGTTCTAGATCGTGTTCTCCTCTATCATCTTTGTATACTTTCATGTATTGACTTTATAGGATAGTTCCCTTAAATTGTCAACTATGGGTGTTCCAAAAAGATTAACAGAAATGCAACAACGCTTCGCTGAGTTTTTAGTATTCGGTGGACCGGATGGACCAATGACTAAACGTGAAGCTGCTATTGCTGCTGGGTATAGTAAGGACAGAGCTATGCGTGAAGGATCAGAATTAACTAATCCAAAATACTCACCACTTGTAGTTAAACATATTGGTGAACTAAAAGAAGAAAGACTCAAAAAACATGAAGTGACTTATGAAGGTCATGTTGCAGAACTTGCTAGACTACGTGAAGCTGCTTTGAAAAAAGGATCATTCTCTTCAGCAGTGAACGCGGAAGCAAACAGAGGAAAAGCAGCAGGACTATACATAGATAGGAAAATAATAAAAACAGGAAAACTAGAGGACATGTCAGAACAAGAGCTAGAAGCAAAAATGAAACAGATCTTAGACGACTACTCACAGATAATTGATGTGACACCTAATGAATCCGAGTTATCTTCTTCACACAAGAAGTTGGAAAAACCGATCTCTCCGAAAACTGAATAGAACCATCATCATCAACATCGTAACCTGCAAAGATTCTTACAGTGTCTTTGTCTTTTGAAAACAACCAACCTTCACTTACAGGTGTTGCTAGTTTCATATCTTTAAATTCTTTTACACTACCCCAGCCGCCTTCAGTGATGATATCGATCCAGTCTATACGTACACGTTTGTATGGAAACTTAACCTCTTGTTTTACAAGTTTTGGTTTGCTGTAACTATTTATACGTCTGGATTTTTTTCTTGGCATATTTATTTTTTACTCTTTCGACACCTAAATGACAATTTATTTTTTTGTTGCGCTAAAATTAAAAAAAAGTTGAGAGGTGTCGCAAACCACTGAAATGAGGCTATAAGCGTTGGTACATATGAATAGTAGCTTCGACACCCCCCCCCCTCGCAAGAGTATCGCAAGGGTATCGCAAGTGTCGACATTTTGCCTTAATTTCGCCATAGTTGTACACTTCTGACGCAGTTTTGACCAAAGTTCGACACCTTTGCGACACCCTGCCGACACCCTGCCGACACCCATTCTATACTTCATTATCCTATAAAACAAGTTTGCCTGCCTTATTCTTGCCATACTTCTGCTCATATATTGCCTCAATCTCCATCATCAAATCAACTATGTATTGCTCCTCTAGCCTGTTAACTTCTGGCATTATTTTAGCAATTATATCTCTTTGCCTTTTTATTGCCTTATTCTTTGTCTGAACTAGGTCTATTCCCCATCTCGTCTGGTCTGTCATTAAACTCCTCTGCTTTCATTGGTGTTGTTCTTTCTTTCTCATCATGAATTAATTCATGATACATGTCTAATCGTTTAAGAAACTTGTGTTTCCAGGTCCGTAGTTCGTGGTCCGTGATCCTAAATTCTTGGTAATATAAGTCAGGCGTGCAAACCATGATAACTCCTTGGCGTATACTGGAGCCGTAGACATAGTCGTGTGCCATGGCGTACGCTGCGATTTGAAGATAATAATCTTCGATCCATTCTTTTTTCTTCGGACGGTTGGCCTGCTTAAAGTCAACAACAGTTTCAAGATCGTTGTGTAAACAAACCAAGTCTGTTTGACCTGCGTATAGCCCTGGATAATGTAACGTAACCTCCGAACCAAAATACTCTGATACTGGTGCAAGACCCACTTCCATAATTTTTTCGGCCATGGGCTTCGCCGCTTGTCCGAGTTCTGTAAGATCATCGTAACCAACATCTGTGATAAATGACTCGAGGTATTTGTGCATACTAGTGCCCCGTGCACTAGATACATTTTTGATTCTGTCTGCTTCTGCTTCACCTACTTTGGCCTTCCATTTAGTTAAAAATTCTGTATTTTTGGTGGCTCCTAATATCGTAGTTACACTAGGAAGTCTATAAGAACTTATCTCGTAAACACGTTTTCCTGTATCAGGGTCCGTGATTTGTTTTCCTTCTAAATAATTGTAACTGTTACTTTTTTTCATCATCTATTACAAACTTATTTATTACATAAAAAACTATAAGTGCACCTATAATCAAAGCACCCATACCATAAAAAAACATACCTATTCCAAAAGAAGCACTCATCAAACACCTGCTTTCCTGTGCACGTACTCGCAGGTGCCAAAGGCTCGAATACTGGCATTGCCATTTAAGGATACCATATGTAACCTCCAGAGGTGTTTAGCGCTTAGCATTTTTTTGCACATGGAGCTCGTCCTTTTCACTATTCTAAACTCATTGCTTGTTTATACTCTTCTAAAGATACCACTTTACCATTCATTACATGTCCTGCATAGTGTTCTATAACTTGATTAATCTTAGGTAACTTAGTGTGTGCCCAAGGCCAGATTAGGCAGCACACATGGTAAGCGTCTCGAAATGTACAACGCCATCTATATTGTTTTAGATACGGCGTACCATCAACCCGTTTACCCTTCCGCGGCTTGTCAGTTAAAGTACCAACTCCTAAGACTTCATGAACCCATACCAATACAGATTTATCCGTCATGGTTATCTCCATAGATAATCGTAAACTATTCGATATACGATAACCTTTACCCTTATGTTTCTTTTTCTTTTCAGGGCCACGTTTAAAATGTATGGATCCTTCTCCATCAAAGAGTCCTGCAATATATGCTCTATCAGTTTCGTGTATCATTTTTAACCAACCTTAAGTTATTATTTTCTTCTAACAATCTATCAAACTCCTCTTCTAATATTTTATTTTTATCTATTAATTTCTTATTAGATTTTTTTAAAAAATCATTTTGATTAGTTAGATATTCTATTTGATGTTCTAAATCATTAGTCATTAATGTAATACCTTTTCGGGTTCTTCGAGATACTCGTAGAACTCGCCCTCCGAATCACAGTCCCAACACTGATGTACTTGTAATTCTACCTCATAAATGTTTTGTATTCTGACGTAACCATTACCTTTACAGGTGGGACAAATGTGTATTCGTTTAACTTTTTTTGTATTTGCCATTTAACTTTCTTGCTTTCTCGTTTGCTATAGTCTCAATTGTTTTAGCTACACTTAGTTTTGCGTCGGGCAATATAACCTTCGACAACGTCTCTAAAACCTTGTATGTTTCTTTTGATAGAGAAACATTTTTGTATTTACTCATGTCTGTCATGTGTTTCCTTTCATAATTAAAGTTTATATATAGGTGATAATATAGGATTGTCAATGAAAATATTATTAAGTATGATAATTTGTTCGCAAGTTGCTGGATCTTGTCTAGAGCCATATCCGTGGCCAGTTACATTTGATACACAATACGATTGCCTGATGGAAGGGTATAAACAATCTATAGTAAAAATGGAGGAGATAGGCGCAGAAAATATTAATGAATACAACATGTTTATAAAATTTTACTGCACACCTACGAATACTATTTGACAATAGTATAAGATTCTGTTAGTTCTGAAATTCAATCTTCTCACCATTACCTACCCTTACTATTTCCCTCTTCAAGGGTAGGTTTATTTACAGATACAACCATAGAACTCACCGCTCCCATCATTCATAATGTGCGTGTTCCATGATTCGTGATACGTGGTCAGTTTTAAACGTAGTATGTCACACAGATCGAAGCAATCTAGGTTTACGAATAACGCAATATGTTCCATCATCTGCTTTGACACTGGAATTAATTGGTATAACCCGTCGTTTAATATTATGAGGTCCATTTGCCCACTCCTTCACTTTTTGATACCACAACTTTTTAAGCTGTGGGTCTTTTGTTTGGTTGTACTCTCTTGCCAGGTCGTCTAGATGGTCTGGTGTAATCATTTACTTTAGTCCCCCATTCAATTGTGCTTTTGATACCAGGTGCTTTCAAGGATAAATTCACACCATACGGTTTCCATGCTTTACGTATTAAGTTTAATTCAAGTAAAAGGTTTGACCATTGTCCTTGACTGGCACCATCTACTTTTATTGTTATTATTTTTTCTTTCATACCTACAATGTAGGATTTTTTGGGAGGATGTCAACCCTTTCCTTGGCCTTTATAACGTGTTTGTTTTTGCTGTCTTTTCTCTGATTTATTTTTATTTTTCTTGTGTTGACGTGCGCCTCTTTTTTTAGGCTTATCTCTTGTTTCAAATGACTTAAATTTTTTTGCCACTATTCAGTCCAATCTTTTACAGCGATATCAAATTCTGCTCTCTTAGTTATGTGTGGTAGATAAACTATTTTACCATTTACATATTGCTCTAGATCTGATCCACAGTTCATACATCTGTATATTTCTTTTGTTAATCCAACTAACATTGTAAACTCTTCAC